TTTTGATATACATTACTTATCATAACACCATAATTTACACTTTGATTTTGTAATGTATCTTTCCAGTTGACAAACTTATTTTGTAGCATTCTTAATACATTAATAGCTTCTTTAAACTCTTCGTAATAAGATTCATTATGACCTTGTAAACATAAATCAAACAGTTTAGTTCCTCTATCATGATACCTTTTGTCTGTTTCAGGCTGATTAACATAAAAATATTGATTAGTACATATTGCATTTGATATATCTCTATCAAAATAATCATAATCTTCATGCCATTCACCTGTTACATCACCACATTCAGCATAGCAAGTAGTGTATAATTTTCTTACATAATGTAACACAAGTATGAATGCTTCATTTAAACTAGGGCAATCAGTTACTTTAGTTTGTAACCACAAAGCTAAGTTATATGCACCTATATGTTTTACAGATTTAAAATGGAGAAGTTCTATATCTTCATTATAATATCTACTTCCACATTCTATGTGTCTTATAGTTCTAGATAAAGGTTCTGATTCGTATTCTCTTTTTCTAGCAGGTGTCAATTTAATGTTGTAACTAGCAAAATCACTACCACCATATTTATTTGTTAACGACCATATATTTTGCTCTATTGGATACATATTATCAGACTTTATAAAAGCTTCTTTTAGCATGTGTTCATTAAATAATGGAAGTCTATTTATCTTTTCAAAGTCTTCAGGTTGATGATGAGGACTTCTATAGTTCCAAGAAGTTAAAAATCTTCTTATATGCCATATGAATCCTGTAAAATTATAGTTTGTTACAGATGCTGTAATAGCTGTTTCCATACCAGCAAAGCACGCGTTACCATGACTAATATGTGGATGTTGTGCGTATACAAAGTCTTCTACAAGCTTACCATCTAATACACCCTGTTGTTTTGTATAAAACTTAAATACCCATTTATCAAAACCTGTGTTTATAACTCTAAGATAGTAATCACCAAGCCTAAATATCTTTCTACGCTTTAGTTTTACATCTTTAAACTTAAACCAGAACTCTATAGAGTCTACAGGTATTTTAATGCTGTTAGATTCATGCTCTTCTGTATGTTGTACAGCTTTTACAAGCTCACAAGTATCATCACCTAAGAGTGTATCAACAAACTTTGGTATGTCTTCTGGTGGTCTTGTAAATGAATCTTGGTTATAATCATCAAATTTATTTATTACATCGTCTATTACAGCATTATCTCTTGTAAATAACCATGTAAATAATTCTATTAATTGTGTTCTCACTTATCTTACCTCTACTTTCTCTTTATTTAAAAGAGAGCCTCACATATTCCTTTGCTTGGGTCTTCAGCATATTACATTAATAACCAAGACTTACAGGACCAGTTATTGGCTCTCTTTTAATTGTTTATTACCTCTGTTTAGCCACTTTTATTAGCAGCGTTTGCTATGTTAATAGAATCTCCAACAGCTATTGGAGTATTTAACTCTATAGGTTTATCATTATTATTAGAGTCTTTAAACTGTATAACAACATTATTTATTGAGATGTTTTCTGCACTCAATACGTCTGCTAATGTTGCGTAGTCTGATACTAATAATGGCATAGGTCTACCTTTAGTAAAACTATCCATATAAAACCTATCGTTATTTTCTTCTGACATGTCATTCCTTACTATGATGTTTATTTATTTAAGAGTGAGCCTGATAAGCAACATCATACTTACTTATCAGACCCATTAGAGGCAAACTAGTTTGTTTACCTAATATTTTGATAACTCCTGCAACTTCCAGCCAGGCAATGTTAAGCACATCGTCATATATAAATCCCCGATAACGATGCCGGTTTATGTATATAAGAGAGTTTTTATACTGTTATCAATTATTTAAATAGACTACACGCAGGACATTCTCCTGTTACCTATGATTGTACAATAACAGCTCTTCTTACCGTCTGTCTTAAAGCCAATCTCACGCACCACCCATCTCTAGTATATCTCTAGAACCTCGTCTATTTAATTTTTGGCATACTTAAAGAGGGACCGTACGTTGTCCTTTAAACTCTACTGTTAGGTATGCCAGCCATATTTGATATATATTCTAAGCTCGGTTGCTGTTAACAGACGGGAGACTCACTAGAATATATACCTAATTTCTTGCCAAGGTAACATATTGTTATGTAATTTAATAAAATACTCTTTTAATCCTGCTTTATACTTATACGAGTATCTTATATTCCTACCACCAAACTGTGATAGTTTACTTTCTTGTTTACCTGGTGTCCATAAATACTCTTCGCCTTTTACATTGTTATCGATGTTGTATTTATGCATTTTTACGTTATGAGTAAGAAATATACACTCACATTTAACGTATTCTTTAATATTATCGTCTACAATATCATCAACTAGCTTAAACAACTTTTTATAGTCTTCCGTTGTTTCTTGATATGCTATTATAGGCGAGTAATTAATGTGTACATCATAACCTGCTTCATAAAAATCGTTTATTGCATGTATTCTATCTACAATACTTGATGTTCCAGGTTCTAATACACTTGATAGTTTTTGTGGCATAAGACTAAAGCGTATACGAACTTTACGCTCTGGGTTATACTTTAACAAAGACTTGTTAACATATTTAGTCGCTGCTGTGCCCATTACTCTATCATTATCTTTAAAGTAATCAAACAACAACTCCCAATTATGGTATTTAGCATGTTTTACATAGTCTTCATTACAACTAAAATCATAAGTGTAATACTTACTGTGCGTTTGATTAGGCTGTTTAGGCCATTGTAAAGCCATAAGATGTTCATCTATAGCATTTATTAACGCTTCTGTATTCGTAGCTATAGTTATACCTGATTTAATATGTCTACGCATATAACAATAACTACATCTATATAAACAACCAAAACCAAATGATGGTGTTATATAATCACTACTACGACCTGATGGACGTATTTTCATAGCCTTACGTTCTACGTATTTCATAATTCTCCTTAATTTAAAGAGCTGTGTTCACATATTTGGAAACTACATGTGCGGATGTTTGTTTTTGGAAGTGCAAACACAACTCTTGTAAGATTGATGATATAACAGGGGTCAAATAGGGCATAAATAGTCGAATGCAATCAAAGACTACGCATTATAAGGTAATGCTCCCCCGCTAATGCTTTAACATTTAGCTTAACCTATTATATCATCTAGTTCGTGTGATACTGGTTTAATATCTAATGGTGGTATTTCTTTAGTAACATATTTAGCTCTAAGATATACCCTATCAGGTTCATTATTTTCCTCTATATTAAACTTTGTACCAAATACTTCTTCTATAGGCTTTACATATTCTTTCCAAAGCCTATAATTGTATCTAAACAAGTTCCACTCCATAGCTGACTTATCTGTTAAGCTGCCATCTGTATCAAATTTGGTAAGCTTAGGAGGACTCGGTGGAAATCCTCCAGGCTTTCGTATGTGGCTACTCACAGGTAATACCTTAACATACTTATTAAACAATATGACCATAACGCGCCTACTATTATTATTGTAGACCACGCTAATTGTATTAATCTTTTATTTCTCATACTGTTCCTTTTATTAATAATAAGATAATATTTAATGCTAGGTACATTACTAATAACACAACTATGCATTCTATTAATACTGACATTACTACCTTCATTTATATCTCCTTATAGTTATGGACTTAGTAACAGCTACTACGTTAACCTAATAACTCAGCGTAGTGCTATCAATAGTAACTATTACTAACTGTTTTGTCCGTTTAATTTACCATACACCATTATCTTTATCAGGTTCAGATAGTCTATCATATTCAGCTTCATCAGCTCTCATTTTACCCTGAATTTGCTTATCTTTAGCCTTTTGTTCACGATGCCAATCATATTCTTCTTTAGCTACTGATGAACCAAGTATTTCCGCTTCTACTTGTAGTAGTTCATCTGTTTCATCAGCAGTATTTATAAAGTTAAACTCGCCTAAATCAATAGGTGCATCAGTTGATTCAAGTTTATCAATACGCTCTTCAATGTCTCTAATAAGAGATAGTTGATTGTTTATTCTATTAGATAGTACTTTATCTCTATCTTCAAACTTAATAGTTTTACGTTCTATATGTTTCTCAAGAATAGTTAACCATTCAGATGTATCTTTGATACGCTCATTAATACCTTTTAGCTTATTGAATATAATAGTTAATACTGTTTTATTAAGCTTAGGTTTACGGTAAAACACTGACCGTCTTAATAGTTTAAAAGGCCATAATACTAGCCTAATTGGTAGCAATATGATACCTCTAATGGTATAGTATACTGCCTGTTTAATACTTCTATAATGTAATTTATTTGTACGTTTCATTGGTATTCCTATCTAGTACATAATGTACTGTTTAATGTTGTTATGTGTAATAATATATAATAATAGTACTGTTTACTTACATATATTAAAAGATAAGAGAGGGATGATTTACCCCTCTCTATCTTATATCTATACCTTATGTCTATACTAAGACTTAAAGAACTTGGTGACGTCTAGCTCTTTTCTTTCTGTTGGCGGGCCAACATACAAGAAATGAGAGTCACCGAATCTTTCAGGCTTAAACTCACTCACTTGCAGACCTTGTTCTTTTGCAAGTGCATTGAGTGCTTGAATATCTAACTTGGCGACGTTTAAGTCGTAGCAATTGAATCCAAGTCCCTTTTTGGATTCAGCTAATGCGTAGACTCCAGCCGAGTTAGGTATGAGCATTGACTGTAATAATTCCATAAATTGTTTCATTGTTAATTCCTTTAATTTATTAATTGTTATGGTTAATGCGATTACACATCGCAAGATGTGCGGGGGTCGCAGTGGACACGTTGATGATTTGCATTCACGGCAAGAGTGGTGCCTTACCTTAGAGTAGAACTAAGGGCTTCGAAGACAAACAACGCGACTGATACTAACAGCAGACGTTGTTTTCAACGAAGCAAGGCACCCTATGCCGTGAATTTCAACGGGTACGGTGCACTATATCTCCCACAACCCCATTCTCGGGTAATTTTTTTGAAAATGTGTTTTTCAACCTAACCCGTATAGTGTATTTATCAACGTTTCACCACTTTACCGACGGAACATAAATTTTTTTTAATTTATTTTCGCAAAACACTTGCTTTTTAGGGGTAGAATAGCTTAAATTCGTAGTCCCTACTAGGCGCTACACTAGGTAGTATACCTGGTTTGTGGCCTACTGCAGGACTTACCCAATAAACTCTCAATTAGATAAACATTAAGCTAGGCAAGTGACTTATCCTAGTTACTATCTAATAAATTCCTTGGTTATTTACACTAGCTTTAGTATATTAAGTTGATAATTTATATGTAATTTAAACAAATTGGGGAATAAATGAGCGATTTAACAATGACTAATGCTGGAGTATCAGTAACACCAAATAGTGCTGGTTCTAGCATATCTACGGGCAAAAGAGATATTATAAGAGTTACTCCTACTTTAACAGATGTAGGCGCTATGACTGCTGGTGATGCGCTATTTTCAAGTGCAGAAATACCAGGTATAGTAAGGGAAGAAGGTGGATTTTCTAAAATAATTGCAGCTTTTGTAGTTTCTGAAGCAGGTTCACAAGCATTTAATGCGCATATAGTATTAACAGAAAAAGCAGTTACTTTGGGTACTCCTAATGCTACTGCTAATGTAGCTTTTGATGATTTAATTGCAGCTAATGTTATAGGAACTATGATGTCACAGGCTGGTGCAGACACTGATGGTGATTTAGATAACGCTAATATAGTACAATTAGCTGGTTACGGTACTGATGCAAATCATGAATTTTCACTACCTATTCTTGTTAAAGCAGGAGAAGGTGATACTAAAATTTATTTTGGAGCAGTTCTGCAAGGTAGTTACAATGCGCAATATTCTGATAGTCTTCAATTTATATTTCATATAGAGCACTAAATGGCCGAATACAAACCTTACAAAGCTCCACAACATATGCAAGACTACGCTGAAAAAGCTTTAGACCCATTTGGTAACTCTATGTTAGGGCAAAACTTAAATGATAAAGAAGTTAGATTAAAAGAGCAAACAGAGGCGAATGAAGAACAGGCGTATTGGAATAACTTTATAAATCAAGGTGGAAGTCAACAGGGTGAAGAAATTCCTAATCCAGATGTAATGGATAAAGTTTTAGGTAGTATAAACGATGATGGCTTTAATAAATATCTTCTTAAAACTGGTTTAGGGATGGGGATGAAAGGTTTGATGGGAAAACTTGGTCCTAAAGCAGCGACTCGTCTCGCTGGTTATTCTGTACCCTATGCAGGTCAAGCTATGATGCTTGCTGATGCAGTAGATTACTTTGGCTATCCTATTTATGACCATTTACCAGGAGGTGAGTATTTATCCTGGAGAAACACTGAAAAACAGCAAGGAGAAGAGTAATGTACAAATGGGGACCTAGAAGTATAAAGCATTTAGTCACACTAGACGAAAGGCTACAAAAGGTATTAAACGAAGTAATAAAGTATGTTGATTGTTCAATAATAGAGGGTCATAGAAGTGGTGAAAGACAAGACAGGTTATTTGAAGAAGGTCGTACAAAAGTTAAGTATCCGAACGGCCGTCATAATGCTAATCCAAGCAGGGCTGTTGATGTGGTCCCTTATCCTATTGATTGGGATGATAGGGAACGTTTTCATCTTTTTGCTGGTTTTGTTATTGGTACTGGTCAGTCTATGGGAATAAGACTAAGATGGGGTGGCGATTGGAACATGAACTTTGAAGTAGATGATAATAACTTTGATGATTTTCCTCACTTTGAATTAGTTGATTAGTGTACACAGTAAATATAAACCATAAAGGCCAGAAAGAGGCTACAACATATACTGTATACAGAAAAGAAGAAGCCGAAAAAGAAGGAATTAGGTATGTATACTGGAAAATGGTTCAGCCTGGGGGATATGCTTTATCTGATGACGACTATGTTGCTAAGTGCATTAATCGCAAAGAGTATCCATCTAATCATGACAAAGACAATGTATATCTCAGGTTCCCCTGGGGTTACACTTTTTTTAATCCTAAATATGCTTCTAAAAAATTAAACGTATCAGGTAGGAAAACTAACACAACAATGTCTGGCAAACCTATGCTAGAAGTTAAGTCTAAGCAAGATATGATGAAAAACCTTGCTAAAGCCTACTCTGTTACATGGGACTATAATCTTGCATTAGATATGGTTCTTGGTACATATACCCCTTCTGAATTTAAGAAGTGGAAACGAATGATGAAAACGGAGGTTTTTAGTAAAATGATAAAAGAAGAACTAGCAGATTTATTATCTGACCACGGATTAGATAAAACGTATACATTAGATTTATTTGCACAAGTTATAACTATGGCTAAAGATAAAAAAGATGTTACAAATTTATTGCGTGCTGTAGAAAACTTACAAGGTATGCACGGTATGAAAGAAAAATCTTTAGTTAAAACAACTGAAAGTATTGAAGCTGTAAGTAATGTTAAACTTATAGATGAGCTTAGAGAAGAAGAAGATAAGCTTATAGCAACTAAAACAACAACAACTACAGAGGAGTAACTATGCCAAAAGGTAAAGGTACGTACGGAAATACTAAGGGTAGACCACCTAAAAAAAAGAAGAAAAAAAATAAGTAAATGCCAACAGATGAAGAACTGTTGATAGAAAAAGGCCAAGACGAAAGTCTTGGCTTTGGCACTTTAGGAAAGTTTGGTACAGGTGTTGGTCTTTTAGGTGCTTCTGCAGCAATGATGAGAGGTCAGACTCCTGGTGGCATTAGAAGAACCACAGCTGATTATGCTAGTAATAAATTACTAGGATTTTATTCTCAACCTACTTTAGGTGATTTTTATTCTCCTCAAGTAAGAAAAGCAAAAGCTTATGGAAAAGAACTCATTAAAACTGGTGGTAGAATAAGTAGAGATGCAGTTTTTAATTTAGCTAATTCAGAGTTTTATAATAAGACAGGTATATCGCCAGTTGTTATGAGAGATATTGATAACATAGATAAAATAACAGATGAAACTTTAAAAAAATATATAGGACCAAAAGGAAGAGGTACAAAATATTTTTATAAACAAAATGCTAAAAATATAATAAGAAATTCTGAAAAAGATTTGTATTTTAAACTGACTAACGATAAGTCAAATGCTATTTTAAACAATAGTAAAGTGTCAAAAGAAGTAGACAATATAATAGGAAATGCTGTAAAACAGACTAATGCTAATCATTTTATAAAAAACGCAGAAAGTAGAGAAGTAGCTCAATTTTCTATAACAAGATGGGGTGCTTTGAATAAACAAAACCTTAATTTAGTAACACCCGAAGATATGAAATTTATAAGATATAAAACTGAACATATAGGCAACACTCTAAGAAATGCTCAGTTTGATAGAGGTATGTATAAAACTATGTTAGATTTAAAAAATAGTGGAGCTATAACTAGTTCTTACGGGTTTAATAATGCAAAAATTTATAATGCCGAAACAATTTTAGCTAATGCTGTAAAAAAAGGATTTATTGGCGGAGATGTTATGCAAAGAGGAAATACATTTATTTTTTCTTTGAGCCCTAAAGGAAAATCTAATTATGATTTTGGAGGTTTTAATGCTGTAGCTCAATGGGATGCAAAAAAACCTAAATTTATAAAATTAATGGCTACAGATGTTGGAGACGTAGATGCTTTTGGTCAGTCTATAAAAGCAACTAAAACTAGTGGTATAAAATATGTCCCACTAAAAAAAATTGAAATAAAAGAAGCTAAGATAAGAAAAGAGTTAACTGATGAAATCCCTAAGAAAAAACCTAAAACTTCCAATAAACCAGGTAAAGCAAGAACAGAAAGAAAGCCAGAAGATATTTTAAAAAGACAAAGCGTATTTAATCAAGAACAAAGACAAAAAATTTCAGATTTAAAATCAAAAAGAAAATCATTTAATGTAAGTTTTGCAAAAAAAATACCAAAGTTAGGTAGAGCTTTACCTGGTGTTTTTTCAACATTGATGTTTGCTTCAGTGGCAAATGATATAGCTGGTTATGCTTTAGGACAAAAACCTTCTGAATGGTTATATAAACAAGCAAAAAAATTATTTTAATGGATTACGAAGAACAATACAGCCAATTACAAGCTTTAAAAAAATTACGTAATAATATGGCGCTGTTCGGAAGGCACTGCTTCCCTACAGCTTTAAGGAAGAGTACTCCTCCTTTTCATAACGATGTGTACTCTGCCCTTTCTAACGACGACAAAAGGAGGGTGTTAATTGCAGCTCCCCGTGGCACAGCCAAATCTACAGTTACCACCCTCATCTTCCCTTTATGGAGAGTAGCGTTTAAGAGGTCTGATGAAGATTTATTTATTGTTATAATATCTGAGTCACAAACTCAGTCAATTAATTTTCTATCGCGTATTAAATATCATTTAACTCATTCACATAAGTTTAGTGACATATTTGGTGATATGGGCCCTAATACAGCTAAAAGATGGACTAACAACGATATTGTACTTGCAAATGGTACAAGAATAATAGCTGTAGGTACAGGACAAAGAGTTAGAGGGTTTATTGAAGGTGACACTAGACCTAACCTTATTGTAGTAGACGATTTTGAGTCTGAGCTAAATGCATTCACTCCAGAAGCTAGAGCTAAGAATAGAAAGTGGGTTACAGAAGCTGTTATACCATCATTATCTGATGAAGGTAAAATAGCTATGATAGGTACTGTTATATCTGAAGATTGTTTTTTGTATTGGGCTAAAGAGTCGGATGCGTGGCATACACTATGGTATTCTATATGGGATGAAGAAGAAAAAAGTATATGGCCTGAAAGATTTCCTAAATCACGTATTAATGAGATAAAAAAAGAGTTTGCTTCTGTAGGTAACTTAAATGGATTTTATCAAGAGTATATGAATATAGCTCAATCTCCTGATATGGCTCCGTTCAAACCAGAATGGATAAAATTACATCATTATGATTATAAAAGAATAGACGGGCAAAATTGCCTAGTTAGGACTATAGATGGCAAAGAAGAGATTAAACCAGTTGAAATCTATTGTGGAGTTGACCCTGCTAGTAGCCTTGCTTCCACTGCTGACTTTTTTGCTGTTGCTACAATGGGTATTGATTGCGATAATAATAAGTATGTTATTGATATTTTCAGGGATAGGATTAGTCCTGCAGACCAGCCTCAAAAGCTTATTGATGTTTTTAAAAAGTATAGGCCTAGGAGAATGAAAATAGAGACTGTAGGTTATCAAGAAGCTTTAAGAACAGCTGTAAGAGAACTTATGTTAAAAGATAGCTTGTACATACCAGGATTAGAAAAGGGTGTTAAACCTAGAAATAGGAAAAGTGAGCGTTTATTATCATTAGTCCCTTTATTTGCTAAAGGCTCTTTTTATTTTAGACCACAAGACAATATACCTCAACAAGAGTTCTTAAGTTATCCTAGAGGAAAACATGACGATGTTATGGATGCTATATGGACAGCATTAGATAAATCAAAGCCTTCTAGGCGTAAAGAATTTAATAAAGATGATAATAATTTTACTAAAGCAAAGAAAAAGCTTGATTGGATGACCCTTTAGGTTGTATATTAAGTTGATGAAAACTAGGCGGAATATTGGCATATAACAGCGAAAAAAAGACTCCTGAAATAGTTAATGAAACACTACAGCTCTTTAAAGACTATTCTAAAAAACGTGATTCTTGGGCTCAACAAGCTAAAGAAGATAAAGAGTTTCGTTTAGGTAGACAATGGACTAAAGAGCAGTCTGAAACTTTAGAAGCTAGAGGTCAAGCTCCTATAGTTGTTAATCGTATACATCCTGCAGTAGAAACAGCAAAAGCTATGCTAACTACTAATAGACCATCTTTTAGATGTGCTCCTAGAGAAGATTCTGATAGAAAGATAGCTAATGTAATGAGCGCATTACTTAGTTATATGTATGACATATCTGATGGTCGTACAGTTATAAGACAAGCTGTAGATGACTATTATGTTATGGGTTTAGGTTATATTAACGTATATCAAGACCCAATGAAGGATATGGGTAAGGGTGAAGTTTGTATGCACGATATAGACCCTTTAGATGTTTATGTAGACCCTAATAGTAGAAACAGATTTTTTGATGATGCGGAGAATATTATAGTTTCTAGACTATTTAGTAGAGACCAAGCTAAAAAACTTTATCCTAAATACAAAAAACAAATAGATGATGCTAGTAGTGAACAAGATTTTAATATGCCTGAAACAGGTAGAGATAACGAAAGTACTGTATTTTTTCCTGAAGATGTAGGTTTATTACATGAACAGAGTGAATATATTAGAGGTTACGAAAGATATTATAAGATAGAAGTCGAAAAGTTTAGAACTTACGAAACTTTTAGTGGTAAAGAAGAGTTGTTAGGTAAAGAAGAGTTTGATAACTATATTAAATTACCTGCATGGATAATACAAGGTCAAGTTATAACAGACCCTAAACAAGCAGAGCAAATAATGGCTGAGCTCATGATGCAGTATGAAATGCAAAAAGAACAAGCTATGGGTATGCAACAACAACAAATGGACGAAGCTGGTATGCCAGCTGATATGGAAATGCCTCCTGTTGATATACCAAAACCTGAAATGGAACAAGTTGATTTTCAAGATTTAATATTAAAAAAGATTATTGAAGTAGTTAGAATTAAAGTATGTAGAATTAAACAATGTATAATTATGGGCGAAACATACTTATACTCTAGAATATTACCTATTGAACATTATCCTGTAGTTCCTATATGCAACTTACATACAAGAACACCTTATCCTACATCTGATGTAAGAATGGTTAAAGGGTTACAAGAGTATATAAATAAAACACGTTCTCTAATAATTGCTCACGCTACTACAAGTACTAATACTAAAATATTAGTTCCTGAAGGTAGTGTAGATATGAAAGACTTTGAAGAAAAATGGGCGCAACCTGGAGTAGCTATACCATACGACCCTACAGATGGAGCTCCAGTAACAGTTCAGCCTAGTCCGTTACCTAATGCACTTTATCAGAATGAAACTACAGCTAAAAACGATATTGACCATCAATTAGGTTTATATGAAATGATGATGGGTAATTCACAAGCTGCTCCTCAAACTTATAAAGCTACTATATCTTTAGATGAATTTGGTCAAAGAAAAATTAAATCTAAACTAACAGATATAGAACAAGCTTTAGTTAGGGTAGGTCAAGTTGCAATTCCTTTAATGCAACAATTATATAGTATAGAAAAAACATTTAGACTTGTTAATCCAAACAATTCTATGAGTGAGTACGTTGTTAATAAAAGATTATATGACGATAAAACAGGTGAAATTCAAGTATTTAATGATATTACAGTAGGAAGCTACGATATAATAGTAGTAAGTGGTAGTACACTACCTACTAACAGATACGCTGAACTTGAATTTTATATGGATGCATATTCTAAAGGGCTAATAGATAGGCAAGAAGTTCTTAAGAAAACTGAAGTATTTGATATAGAAGGTGTTATGCAACGTACTGATGAAATACAAAAATTACAATCTATGGTAGAACAACAGAAAGAGCAGATTCAATCTTTAGAAGGAGATTTACAATCTAGAGATAGAGAAGCAGTCAACTTACGTAAAAAAGTAGAAGTTGAGAAGTTTAAAGGTGGACTTGACGGAGTGTCAAATAAAGCTAAAGCTGCTGGGACCTTGTTTGAAAGAAGATTAGACGACAATTTAGCTACTGTTAAGCGTCAGATTTCTGATGCTAGCAAAAAAGAAGGCTCACCCTCTGGTAGCAAAGAGGCAGCTAAAAATAGGAAATGAAAATGGACGCATTAGAGACTAACCAAACATCAGATACCCCTGCACAGGGCTCTGAACAATTATCGGTAGAAGAGGCGTTTTTCACTAGTGAAGAGCAACCAAAGGCAACAAGCGAATTAGTCGGGATTCCTGAAACACAGGATACTCCTGCTGGAGATGGTGTTAATCTAGATATTGAAAAGACTCAGAATGAAAATGATGATAGAAGATTTCAATATTGGCAATCTGAAGCTGATAAAGCTAAGAATGAGATTGCAGATTTAAAAGCACAATTGACTCAACAACCACAACCACAGCAAGCACAACCTGCTCCTGCGGAACAAAAGGCTGTTGAAGAATTTCCTCCTGCTCCAGAAAAGCCAGAAACACCTATGGGATTTAACAGAGCGGAAGCTATGGAAGACCCCAACAGTGCTAGTGCTCAATACTTAAATAAGTTAGACAACTGGAGAGACGATACAATACAGTATAATTCATTAAAAAATGAATACCAAACTGCATTAGTACATGAACAACTTCAAAAGCAAGAGACAGTTAGGCAAGATGAAATTAAAAAACAGCAAGCCTATCAGCAACAACAAAGTCAGATGAATGAAGTTCACCAAAGAGTTCAAGGTGAGTTTGGTTTATCTAACCAAGAAGCTACTGAATTTGTTCAAACAATGTCGAGACCAGATAGTTTAACTATAGATAATCTTGTTCAACTGTATAGAATGCAGAAAGGTTCTGGGCAGACAGTACAAACACAACCGACTGGCCCTAGCGATACGTTTAATCAACAAGCTAGAGCGCAGCAAGTTCCATCACCGATGGGTGTTTTACCTGCACAACAAAACGAATCTACAGCCTCTGCAGAGAATAATATTATGGATTCGATGATTAGTGGTTATAAAAAAAATAACCCTTGGTAAATTAACAATATCCTACTCGAAGGTCTACGCGACAGCTGAGAGAGGAAACAAATGAGGTATTAAATGGCAAACGCAACGGTATACAGTTCTACTTTCGGTGAAGGTGGAAATGGCGTTAGTTTAGATAATACACGAAGAGTCTTTAATTTTGGAGATAGAGTTGCAGAACTTGCTCCACAACAAAGTCCATTCTTTGTTTATCTAAACAAAATCGCAAAAAAAGCCACAAATGACCCTGTTTTTAAATTTTTAGAACAGAGACATCAATGGCAAAGACGTAATTTTGAAATGCATACAACATTCACAGCAGGTGAAGAATATGCAGCAAACGAGGTATTAAATGCAGGGCAAGACTTTCATGTAACATGTAAGTATGATAGCTACGGTAAAATTGTAGCAGCAGCTCCTTGTACGTTTTTATTACCTGGACAAATACTAGCATTAAAAGCTGATGATGGAGAAGTATATAACTTTAAAATTAATGAATCAGCATTAGTAACAACTAGCGCTTCTACAGATGCAGCATCTGCTAACATAGCTCACGAAACTACTGATAATAAATCTAGTATCGCTGGAGAAATGTTACATGTTATTGGTAAGGTTGTGCCTAATGGTACAGTATTTACCGCTGGTAATAAAGGTCAAGTTGTTGGTTCAGCTTGGGCTGAAGGTTCTGACTCACCACTTGGTTGGGAAGATAAACTGTATGATAGAGAAGGTTATACTCAGATTTTTAAAACTGGTATGAACATTTTCTCTGGTACATCTCTTGCTACTGAGTATAGAGGTATTAAAAATGAGTTCCAAAGAATCTGGACAGATAAACTTATGGAACATAAGATGGATATAGAACAAGCTATGTTGTATGGTAGAGGTACTAATGAAGCAAGAGCTGGTGGTGATGATGGTAGCACAGGTCAGTCTGGCGCTCCTGTTAGAACTTCTTGGGGTATTTTACCTTATACAGAAGCTTATGGCAAAGTATACAATATGAGTTATGCTTCATCTGGATATGATGCTTTCTTAGATGCAATGGAAGATTTCTTTGCACCTGAAAGTGGAAACTCAGGTAATAAACTTGTGTTAGCTTCAAGAAAAGTAATCACTTACTTAAATAAATTAGGTAATGGTTCTTTTATGAACAACTCTGTAGGTTCATCTCAATATAAACTAGATGTTTCAACTATTCCTGGAGCATTTGGACATTCAGTAACAATGGTAAATACTATATTTGGTAATTTACATTTTGTTGCTGAACCTTTATTAAGAGGACCTTGGGAAGATTACTGTGTTGCAGTTGACCTAAAAAATGTAAATTATAGACCACTTGTGGGTAATGGTATTAGTCGAGATACCTATATAGAAACTAATGTTCAAGACAACGGTGTAGATGGTCGACAAGACCAAGTAATCACTGAAGCTGGCTTGGAAATTCAGTTACCTGAAACTCACGCAATTCTTAAGTTTTCTTAAGGAAGGAGTAAATTATGGCTTGGACAGAAACAACTGAAGGTGGTTATACGGTTCTTACATCATCTGCTCTTACTTTAGGTGATAATGAGAATACGGCTAATCAATATATAGCTGTTACACCTGCAATTCCAACAGCAGATTACCCTAATTGGGAAAATAGAAAAATGCCTTGTAAAGTACAAGTGACAGTTGCTGGTGGTGGTGCTGGAATTATTGATGTTAAATTACAGACATCATTAGGTAGCGCTACTACAGGTGATGCATTTTCTAACGGAGCTGCTGTTACCCCTTTATGGGCTGACGCTTCTCTTACAGATATGCCTGCAACTTGCTTAGTTAACGCAACAACTAGCAATAGTGGACAAGTTGATGCTACGGATGTTCATGCTCCGTATGCTAGGCTTGCATTATGGCTAACTGCTGATACTGATATTGTAAATGATACTGGTAGAGCTGTTGTCTCAATTGCATTCCCTAAAAAGGATGGTGTTGTAGGCAATGACTTAGGCGGAGATGGAACTACTGGAATAGGACCTGACCCATCATAGTGGTTAAGTAACTAATAAACTATAGGGGCCTTCGGGCCCCTATATTAACAAGGAGATTAAATGTTAAAAGAAAAACTAGAAAATTTACTAAAACAAAAAGAGCAACTAGAGTTTGCTACAATTAAAGTCATAGGCGCTATAGAGCTAATCCAAGCAATGATAGCTGACGAAGAGAAAGTTGAAGATGAGCAAAAAAAAGATAGTGACAAGTAATGATATAGGAAATCCTTATCATTCTAATGTAAAACCAAGTGTTAGAAGAAAACACAATGAGAAAACAAAAACAAAAAGAAAGTAAGAATGGAAAAGGAAGCGCTTACAGAGTTCCTGTAGGTGATAAACAATACAAGTATAACTACGATAGGATATTTAAAAAGAGAAAATGATAGCACCTATAGAAAAAATACAAGCCTTAACAACTGAAGATGTAGAAACTCTTTTCGGAGAAGATGTATTAAATTCATGCTTTGAAGAGTCATTTAAATTTGTTAATAACTTAATTACAGACGAATCTTGTTACGAGGCTTTAAGTACTTCTGATTTAGAATCTGATAGGTACAAAACTGCAGACAAAAATGTAACAGTAGGAACTACTTTAGGTTGGAATAACGATGATTATTTAAAAAATAGAAGGATACTATATGTAAATAGAAGACTAAGCGGTTCTACTTATATAGAGTCTTCTAAAATATCTTCAAATACAGCTGCTACTAGCACTACTATAAACGGAAGTATTTTTTATGAAGATGACCCTTATACACCTAAATACTATGCTAGTAATGATGGTAAACTAGAAATACTACCCGCATCAACAGACGCACATGTTTTTTATATGACATATCCTAAATTTGGAATGGCTAATAAGTTTAACGAAACTCATGGATTAGCTGGTTCTAATTTTTCTAGTATACAAAAAGAAGCTGAACATACTTTATTTTATGGACTTCCTATACAAGCTAGAGAGCTAGTTTATATACAAATGGCATTAAATTTAATCCAATATTATATGTCTGATTTTGTTCACGAAGAAGAAGATACTGAGTTAAGTAATTTATTAGCTGCTCAAGTAGGTTCTTTAGATAGAGAAAGAAAAGAACATTTACAGTTTGTTGTAAGTACTTTTGGTAACAGCCAATTAGGAGAAATGAAGTGACAAAATTACAAATAAAAGAGTTATTAAAACAGCATCATCCTCATTTGTCTTCTACGCTTTCTGATATGTATTTAGAATTATCTGCTGATAAGATAGCACAAGAAACTGATATAGTAACTAAAACTTTACTTATAGATTCAGTAGCAGGAAAAAGATGGTATGATGTAGATACTACTGTTACAGAAATAGATAAAGTTTATTTTAATGACGTAAAGATTCCTAAGCTTGTTGGCGACCCTTTAATAGATGATGATGAGTTTGCAGGTCCTGAAGACACAGCTGATACAGCTTTAGTTACTCCATCTCCTAATGCAAGTAACAAAAGAATGTGGTCATTTAGTAAATATGATTCTTCTTCTAGCAGTTCTAAAACATATAGAATAGGCATACTAGAAAGAGTAAACAATTCAATTACAAGAGATGGTAGAACAAGTAATTTTCAATCCTGCTCTATTACAGGCACTAAAAATATTAGACTTTATGTTAAATCTACTACTAACAAGTTTACTAGTTCAGATGATGCTACTACAGCTACTGTAGGACCTTTAAGAGATATACCCGAACAGTTTCATGAAGTTATATTAAATGGTGCAATAGCTAGAGGTTATAAAGACCCGACTAATTTTAAAGGAGATATGTATCAGTTTTTTAACACTGAATTTGATTTAGGAATAAAATCAATCAAAAAACATGCAAGAACAAAAACAGGGACTGGCTTTGTAAGGCCACAATCATTTTAATAGGAGAGTAAATGGATTTAAAGGACATGGTAGTTAATTATATATTTAATGATGAGATGAAAGAAAAAATCATTACTAAGTTAAACGATAACGTAGACATACCTATTATTTCAGAAAAAACAGAAGCAAAAATTATTACAGCAATATATGATTCTGTTGAAGAAGTAGTAAAAGAAGCTATAATGAAGTAATGATAGAGAAGCTATTTGTTTTACTTAATGATATAACTGATAAAGAGACTGGAGATATAGTTGAAAGAATTGGTATTGAAAGTACTAAAGAGTATAAAACAAAGCCTAAAAAATGCCCTTCTTGTGATAAAAAATCTATTGCAGGTTTGGAAATAATAGGAACTCATGATAGTTCTATACTTTGGCAATGCGTTAAGTGTGGTGATAGATTTTTAAAATTAGGTAGAGTAAAAACCTTAGAACTTTTGGAGGGCGCGACTTCCGCTTGGACTAATCCTAATGATTGGGGTGAAACAGATAAAGAACTAAACTAAGGAGATATATGTCAATAGACAAGGGTGTTTTAAAGCGCGTAATAGTCACACCAGACAAACATGCGCCTTTAGAAGATAAAGCAGCAATAAATGTAGTAAAAAAAGCAATAGAAATAATTAAGCCTGATGAGTATGTAGATTTAGGTGACTTAGGTGAATGGGGAAGTGTATCTCACTGGCAATGGAAAGCTAAGAAAAAACCGCCACTAGAGTACATTATACCAAGAGTTGAAAAAGATGTAAAAAGTGTTAACGAGCTTCTTGACAGTATAGATGAATCTTTAGATAAAGCTAACTGCACAAAAAAATACTTGTGCGGAGGTAATCATGATGAGTGGATGAATATGTTTGTAAATGAACATCCTTACTTACCACAATATAAATTTCATGAAGCAACTAATTTAAAGGATAGAGGATACAAGTATTATCCAGCTGATTTAGAACCTAAAAAATGGTTAAAGATTGGTAAACTACATTATTATCATGGTCATCACAAATCTGGTATGCACCATGCAAAAGCACATCTACAATTAGGTGCTAATGTAATTTACGGACACCATCATGGTTTACAGCAAGCTTCTGTAACTCACATAGACGGACCTAAGTCTGCTTGGAGTTTAGGATGCTTAAAAGATATGAGTCCTGAAAAAAATAGATGGCTTGGTGGTAGAGCTATAAATTGGGCACATGCTTTTGCAGTAGTTGATTATTTTAGAGGAGGTTTATTTACTGTACATGTTGTACAAATAATAAATGGCAAAACCTCATTATGGGGGGAGCTAATAGATGGGAACTAAACTAGATGGAAAACGAGTTAAAAGAGTTAGTAGGTCAGTACAGCTGGTTGTTTATAGCAGGAGCTGCAGTTCTTTTCTTTCGTTCGGCAATAGAAGGTGTAGTTGAAGGTTTAAAAGTATTCCTTGGTAATGACTTAAATACAGACGATGTCATTACCTTGGATGGAAGACCTGCTAGAGTTGTAAGAGTAGGTATATTTAAAACAATATTCTTTGTATACAACATAGGGTGTGTTAAAAATAAACCTTACGTTAAAGGTGGTAGTAAAATGGCAATACAAAACGATAAACTAAAAGACCATAGCATAGAAAAGCCATTACCTATGCTAGACTTAACCAAATGGGAAGCAGAATGCGAAAAGGAACAAAATGATTGATACAACAATTAACTTGGCTAATATAGTAACTATTGCGACAGTAGCGGGTACTTTATTCTTTACTACAGGTACTTATACTGAAAAAATAGATAGTGTAAAAACTGACCAAGAAAAATCTGTAAAAAGAATTGCTAAGAATGAAAAAGACATTACTGACTTAAAGATAACTACTGCTAAAATAGAAACTAAAATAGATGAACGATTTGATAGAATCGAAGATATACTAATGGAGAAATAATGTTTGGAAAATTATTTAATAAAGAAAAACCAAATTACGGATTGTTAGACGATATGATTAATAAGCCTATAATACCAGGGAAATATTCTTATCAAGGACCATCTAATGCTAGAGCTTTTAATGACCAAGCTTTCTATCCAGAAGGAAGCCCTATACCAAATTATAATGCTAGAGGGGTTTACGAAGTACCAACAGATGATGGTAATAGATATTACTTTGGTCAAGACCAAGCTTTTGATAGAAATACTGCTAAACAATTAACTCGAGCAGACGCATTAATTAGGTCACAAATGTATCCATCAGACTCTTTAACAACAGAAGAATTTAATAGGTTTAAAGGTCATAACCTTTTTCCGAAAAAATGATAATACCTAAAATACTAATTAATCAAGTTGCAACAAAATTAACTAAACATTTTAAGTTAGATAAAATAATGTCTTATGTATTTGATAAAAACGAATTAGATGCAAAGGTAGAAAACATAGAAAAAAGATTAGAAATAATAGAAAACTTTAAATGTAATTATAAAAAGGAGGAAGACAATGGCTAGGTCGTACGGAACAGCCACTTTAACATTAACGGTAACAGAAGCTATAACATTAAATAGTAAAGATGAAGGTCAAAGTCACGTTCATACAATAGCAAGTGTATCAGATATATATAGAAGAACCATGACAACAAATACAAGTACTGATACTAATATAGCAACTTTTAGCTCTGCATTTGGCGTAGGTCAATTTGTAGCTGCTGATATGAGATATATTAGAATATCAAATCTTGACAATACTAACCATGTTATTCTTACACTAACAAATAGTAATTCTGATGAAGTAGCTGTAAAATTAGATAAGGGACAATCTTTTATTATATGTCCTGATTTAACTGGTGGTGTAGCAGATATATTTGACGCTAACCAAGAAGCTTTAACTTTTACAGATGCTACATGTGATTATAATAACGACCCAACAATTACTTGCGATGCAAGTGCTAAAATAGGGGTTGGTATGGGAGTTACAGGTACAGGTATACCTGCAGATTCTACTGTATCTAGTGTAAACACAGTAGGAGCAGTTACATCGTTTGAGTTAAGTGCGTCAACAACAAGTGGAGCAGTAACAAATGGTACTTTAACATTTACGCCTGGAGTACAAGATTTAACTTCAATATCAGCTAAAGCTGATACTGCTAGTGTTGACATAGAATTGTATATGGCAATGGTATAAGTCTTTATGGCTATACAAGTAAAAGAGGTACATAAGTTTGATAAAGGTATACACGGTTCAGTATCTGAACTTGATATATCTCCTGAATCTGCTTCATTATCCTTAAATATAGACCCTAATTCTGAATATGGTGCTTTAAGAGGTATACAAGGTGATAAAATATTGTCTGAAGATGGATGGGAAACACCAAGATATGCAAAATGGGGTATAACATTTTTTGGAGATGTAAATGGATTAATACCTAAAACAACTTTAGAAAAGAAATTATTCTTAATAAATGCTTATGATAAATCATTTTTACTTGTATTTACGTTTGATAACTCTAAAGTACAACTTAGATTTGGTGGTACTGGTACTGATATTGTTGCTGATTTTGAAGTTGGCAATAACATAGGTATACATTCAGATTTATTTGACCATACAGCTGATGATGAATATACAATAGCAAATAGCGATAGCAGAAATTTTAATGTTATTCCTGTTTTACTTGAAGACAAACTAACAGATGCAAACAAAATAAAAGCTGGGCATATTGCTGATGCGGTAAAAATAGCTTTAAATTATGCATACCCGTCTTCAACACTTCAAGCAGTTAGTGGTTATAGTTCTTATTTTTATTGTTATAGACCTTCTACATATGCTACTCAAGAAGAGTTAGATGTTGATGGGACATTAAGTATACTAAGTAATTTTTATGGTGACATATCTATTCCTAGATTACCTATTGAATCATTTGATAATGGTGCTAATATTCCAGGAACATCATTAGGACATACTTCTGGTTTATATTTACCTGATTCAGAATTGTACTCTACTAATTCTACATATTTTATTAAAGGAAGTGGTTTAGCTCAAATTCAAACTCTAGATGGAATAAATTCTGAAGAAACAACTGACTTTAACTTTTTAAAATTAAAGGCTTTTAATTCAAAAGATTCTTCTAATATTTTAGCTATTACTAAAACTGCTCAAGTAAAACTTTTCCAAAACTTAGAAAAAAGTGGCTCTATTAGTAATTCTGATTTAGGTAGTATTTCAATTTCTTCAGAAAACTCATTATCAATAGAACAAAGAAATAAAAATTTATACTTAGGTGCTGGTGATTATAGAGGAACTTCTTCTATGTGGATAGGGTTTATTGAAAGAAGTCAGATAGGAAAACAACTTAGCGGTTATTATTTAGAAGAAAATAATTTAAAGTCTATTTCTGATTCTATTGGAGCAAATAATTTTGACAATGTTGTGGTTCCAACATTGCATCATGGATTAAATAATACAAATGGTGGTATAGCTGGAGCGGCAAGTTTATATGCCGATAATGCAGAAAGCGGCTCTAATGATGATTTATATAAGGATGATATAGTAAGTGGTGGTCACTTTAGAAGTGTTAATGGATGGATTAAACAATGCTTAAAGAATAATGACCCAACAGCAACAGGTAATTATGACCATTACAATGATGTAAAAGAAGGAATGATATTTAGAGTTAATTTAGGTTATAATTATGTAGCATGTGATTACACAGGTAATCATGAACCTGCTAATGGAAAATCTGCTCAAGAATATTTATTTGCATTAAAAGAAATTGCAAAAGGAAAAATAAAACTTAGTTCTGAAAATAAGACAGATGAACCAAATATTGAACCATTTAGAGGAGGTTCAGGAGAAACATTGCATGATGGTGATTTATTTCAAGTAGTATATTCAAGTGGAGAAGATGAAGATATTAATTTGTCTGCTATTGACGATAGTAATATGTTTAGATTAGTTTATATAGGAACTTTACATGGTAAAGCAAAAACAGGAACTGCCCACCCTTCTTATGCTAACTCTACAGATGCTTATTGTGGTATACCTGCTTACGCGTACGCACACACAAATGATAACTTTAACTTAATAAGAATTAAAACTACTTCTAAATCAGATGCGAGTATAGCAGAATTACATGCTGATAAAGGTGGAATTTATACTGAAATAAAAGACACACATGGTTTAGGTATAAAATTTTCACCTAAAAGATTAGAAACTATTGATTTAAGGGTAGAATTAGGAGTTACTGATTTTGAAATAAGTACAATGTCAGAGTGTAAAAGTTCTGATGGAGCTGGTGGTTTTGGTGGGGATATAGGTACTATTACAGAAAATAGTGTTCTTAGGAATAAAAACTATTTTACAGGACATGGTAAGCTTTGGGTAGCAAACAAAAATGAACCTCTTAATTTATACCTAATTGATGTTACTAATTGGGATAATCAAAATGTAAATAAACCAAGAATTAGTTTTAAAAAAATAAGTTTAGTATTTGACAGGATTCATAAAACTTTACTTTCTGATAATAACACTAATTACGGAAAAGGTTTAGTTAGACTTACTGAAACAGTTGATAGTGGAGAAGCAGATTTAGATAAAGAAAAAAGTTATTTTACAGGATATGAATGGAACCCTTTACCTGAAGGTCAATATATTTCTTCTATCTGTGAAACATATTCACACTTACCTCATATGGGTGATGGAGCAGGTGGAGGAGCTGCTAATGGAGATGGTAAATGGAGAGTTTGGGTAGAGTACAAAAAAAACGAAGAATTAGCTCATATACGGTATGATTTATTCTTATTTAATTTTAGACCTCAACCTTGGGTTGGGTCTGGTAATGACAAAGGTGAAGGTATTACATCATCTAGCACTCAAGTTTATATGTTTGATAAAACTCCACCAAATCAAGAATGCCAAAAAGTTAAAATGCCTAGTCTTAAGACCAATCAAGGTAATAAAACCATTTACTATCCTTTTGATAAAATGGTTATAACAAAAAAAGGTGCGCAAGGAACTAATGATTTAAGAATATCTGGACAAACATCTGATATGAATATAGATTACGGAAGTGATTATATAGGTCAGGCAAAAGGAAACACAGATACTTCTGAAAAATATTGTCATAACGACCATATACCTAATGATAGTGCATATTCTTTAAAATTTAGAAATCCTTCAGGAGAATTTAGAGGTTTGTATGCTCCTGATTTACAATATCAAAGTTGGACAGCTGGAGAGAGATATGCTCATAAAACAGCGACTCTTCCTTTAGGGCATAATATTGGTTGGCTTTTAGGTTCTCCTAGAGAATACACTCCAGTAAGACATACTTTGAACCCTTACTATAGAAAATGGTATTTTACAGGCAATACTAGTAGTGGAACAGGTGTAAATCAAATACCTTATCCAGATGAAGAAAACTACAAAGCTTCTGGCAAAAAAACATTAAATGCTCATGTTGTGTCTTCTTTTGGAAAATTAACTGGTAAATTTGTAAGACACGCAGGAACTTTGGTAGGAGGAAAAAGAGTATCAACAAATCTTCCATTTAATGGTGAAAAGTGTTGGTGTGCTTATGAAGAAGGGGTATTAAAACATTTTGGTGATGAATATACTGTATTTAATATGCACGACAGTCCTGTTGCTATAGAGTCGTATAATGGAACAGCTTATGAAGTGCAAGGTAAACCTGCTACTTCTGTTGGTAGCGAAACTGTAGAATTAGCTGATAATCCTGATGTAAATAGATATTATTACTCTGATACTGAAGCAGGGTTTATGGGAAGTAGGAGCGCAGATGATAATACTACTGCAGATGCGATAAATCATAGTAGCGTCCCTGCTACAATGGGCTACAGTAAGTATAACCAATACAGATTTCATCACGCTAACAATGGAACTGCTGATTTAACAAATGATGATGGCAATGGTGAAAGTGAAAGTTATATTACTGGAAAAACATACGGTTATGGAGGGCAATATTTTGGAAAAGACAGTTTTGGTCACTATACAAATATAACACAAACATGGGCGTCTAATCAAGATTATTTACTACAAGGAAGTAAACCAGAAGATGTAACTGTAAAATCAACCCATGATTTTCCTCAGCATGCCGAGTTTGAACATGTGAGAGGATTTGGATGGGGTGATGGAGCTCAGTTTAAAGAAAATAACGTAAGAAGTTCTAATGGTTTGTACTGGAGTGGTACTCCTTACCCAGCACAATCAGGCTCAAGCCCTACAGAAAGATTTTCTAAGCATGGAACTGGATATTTTACATATCAAGCAAATACTAATTCACTTATTACTACTGATACTAGCAAGTCAGGATTTTATAGTAGCGATACAAATGTTGATAATGGTAGCACATTTATAGTGCCTGGTAAACAGTGGGACAACAGAAGAGTAGTTCACTGTTGGTCAGTAACGGCTTTAACAGATTCAATTCATAATTATAGCTACAATACAGCAAGAGATGCAAATAATTTATTTGACCACAGAGAGTTTGGTCTTTGGAAAACTCCTAGATGTTCATTTAGAAAACTAGAAATTCCAGGATTTTTTGGAAATAATGCTAAAATAATGAATATAGATACTATAAGCTGGTCAGAAAGAAATGTAAATGAACCTAATCCAAATACAGATAGTACTAATGACAACACTTTTATGAAGTCTGGTTATTTAGTTCAATTTGCTTGTGAAGATGGAGATGTAAATGATACTGACACTTCTTCAACAGGGGTTGTTGTTTATGAAACAAAAACATCATCTTTTTATGCAACAAATTCAAGTAACCCTATTTTTGGAGATACCAATCCTTATGCAGCTCATTCTTTAGCAGCTACTGATGTTTTAAGAGCAGTACATAAAATAAGTGATTTATCTAAAATAGAAACTAGTATATTTAGGCAATTTATGCATTATAAAAATAACAAACTTATTACTAAAAATTTAGTACCTGGTTTAGCCGATACTTTAACATCAACTCAAACAAGTATTGAAAGAAGTAATGAAAACTTAAAACCTTTTAAAATATTACACGAAAGATACTCTCCTTTAGTTTTATCTCATGGAGGTAGTGAAAGTAAAGAAGAAATTGGAATTTGGGTAAGAGCTCAATTTAATTCTCCAAATGAATCTTCTCAAGATGTTATAGACTTAGGTGGGTTTCCTTATTACAAATGTGACAAACTTTGGAATTATTGGTCTAAAATTAATAGCAAAGGTTTTGATAGAAGCACTAGTAATTTCGACTCTGCTAATTATATAACAGAAGGTTGGGGAAGTACTTCTGGTTCAGGAACAGATGACCAATATCCTTTTAGTTATAGTAATATAAATTCTGAAAATCAACTAAAAACAAAAGATGGCGCACACATTAAAAATTCTAATGCTTCAATTTTAGAAAAAGAAGCCCAAATAGAAACAGATGGTGCTGCAGAGTTTCCAGAAGGTGGGGTTTTATATAAGTTTAGTTTATTATATGACGGGTTTCAAGAAAGCCCTTTAAATAAAAATGCTCTAGAAATAAATGTAACTGCTAATTCTTCTATGTTAAGATTAAAATTAACTGTTCCAAGTTTAGATTTTATGGGTATAAATGCTAGAGTTACTCATATAAATATTTATAGAAAAAATAAAACTGAAGATTTATACAGGCTAGTAAAATCTGTTAGTTTAGATTTATCAAAAGAAAATTGGGCAAATGATGGTAGTGAGTTTATTTTACGTTTTAATGATGAGCAAAGACTTTCTTCTTACGAAGGTTTAAATGGTATACCAGAGTCGCTAACTAACTTAACACCTAACTACAGACTGTCTTGTCAATTAAATGATTTTTTATTTGTAAGTGGATTACACCATCCTAATTTAGAAGACGGTGACCACTTACTATTAAGGTCTAAACAGGGTAGATTTTCTGTTTTTGATTGGTCAAATGACTTTTTAGATATACCTACTAAACCTGTAGCAATGGCTGGATTTGCAAATAGAGTATGGGTATTTGATAATAATAACATGTACAAAATAAACCCTACAGGGTTGTATATTGAGGACAAAACTGAGGGTATTGGTATCTTGAACTCAGAATCATTTATTGTTACCGATATGGGCATGTTTTGGTGCGATAGAAGTAACATATACAAGCATGATGGTACAAAAATAAATCAAATAGGTACATCTATACTTAAAAATCATTCTCATCCTGAATGGCAAATTGGTTATTTAGACGCAGTAAATAAGTCTGAGATTTTAGGTTATACTCCCAAAATAGGTTATGATTCTATTAACCAATGTGTATACGTAACATTACAAGGTTTTAGTAAATCTCTACTAAGCTATAAGAAGTATGATAGTAGAATTTATTCTTATGATATAAAACAAGATAGATGGGATTACTATGATTCACCTGCTGTAAAATCTTTAACTACAGATAATAATGGTAGCGTTATTATGAGTGATGGATTTCAATTATACAATTACAGAAGGGATAAAAAGAATCCTAAAAAATTCTCTTGGGATAGCAAAACGTTTCAATTAGGTAGTTCAAATTATACTAAGTCATTAAAGACGTTAAAATTTACTGGTGACATATGTTTATGGAACTTTAATAATGGGGCTGAAAATAGAAACTTTATTTCAGATACAGGAGGTGATATAGTCTATGAAGAACCAGACTTTAAAACAACTAAAGATGGACATGTTTTAGAAACTAGTATTGCTTCAGAAACGGATGATTTAAAAGTTTATGTAGATGGTATACTGCAAACTATGAGAATTAAGTCTAGAAACCCTGTTATTGGTTCTCCTATAGCAAACGATTCTACAGGAGAAATATATGCTTTAGACCAAGCATTACCTTCTTTTGAGACGAAAAGTGGTACTTTAACTTATAAAGATTCTTTTTCTATAACTAATACATCCTGTCCTGAATTTTTAACTTGGCCTAATGGTCAATTTGAAAAAGTTACTTTAGAAGGTGAATTGTCTGAATTAATGCATATACATAAAGGTATGTACTTGTATTTTAAAGGTATTGATATTAATGGTATTACTCAAGAAGAAATAGTAAGAGTTAGAGATATAAAGTTTACTTGGGAACAATTAGAAGGTGGTAAAAACACTTTAAGTGGGCCTGTAGAAATAAGAACTTGGAGAGGCCAATTAGGAACAAAATCTTATAATTGGAGTAATTCTGAATTAATGCCTCCTCTTAATATAAACCCAATAAAAACAGCAAGCCCTACACTTTTATTCCCAAGAGGAATAAAGGGGAAAACAGTTAAATTATCACTACAAAATCAAAAATCATTTATTGATTCTTTTGCTATATCTTATAGAGTAAAAAAGTTTAAATAATGCCTAGAAATATTAGGACATACCAAAAGCTTATAAAGCCTTCAGAAGAACAGCTTGTAGATGCTGTTAATGAAATAATTGAAAGTGTCAATACTGTAAGTGCTTCTGCTGAAAGAGAGAACTATAAAGGTAAGCCTGGTGATGTAAAAGTAAATAAAGTTGCAAATAACAAATACGACTTTTATGTTAGAGGTGAAGATGGTTGGCATAGAGATACAAACTCATCTTACGGACCTGTAAACGACTCACAAACACAAACCGATACTCAACCTGTTATACTTAGTAATGGCACTATCGATAATCAATATCTTGGTTCTTCTAGAATATTGCTTAATCTAGATGCAAGTACTAGCATTACTGGTGTTGCTAACCCTAAAATAGAGATAACAGGTAACGGAACTTTATCTAGTACTGGTAAAACAACTATAGACTCTGCAGGAGATATAGAATTAAATGCTGATGGTGGTGATTTATTTATAAAAGACGATACTTCTGAACTTGCCACTATAAACTCAAGTGGTTTAAAAATAAACAATATATCTGCCGCTGATAGTGATACAGATAAATTCTTAGTAAGTGATAGTGGTTTAGTTAAATACAGAACAGGTGCACAAATACTAACTGACCTTGGTATAACTGCAGACGAGATACTAGACTGGACTGCTGACCAAGGTAGTAACAATATACATGCTAGTAACTTTGCAGATATTACAAGTACAGGTACTTTAGATATATCAGGTGGAACATTAACTACTTCAGCTGCTCAAAAGAAATCAATAGTTGAAGGTGTAGCGGCTAATACAGATATAGGCGCTTATGAATTTAGAGCACAAACTTTTCAATCTGATGCTACTACCCTTTCTGGAACAGCCCCTTTTACAGTAGCTTCTACAGTTAAAGTTGCAAATTTAAATGCAGATAAACTAGATGGTGCTGATTTAGTAGATGAAGATAATATGGCATCTAATAGTGCTGTTAAAGTACCTACACAACAATCAGTTAAAGCATATGTAGATTCAGAGATTACAGGACTAGTAGACTCTGCACCAGGTGCTTTAGACACACTTAACGAACTTGCTGCTGCACTTAATGATGATGCTAGTTTTTCTACTACAGTTACTAATAGTATAGCAACTAAGGTAGGATTAACAGGCAACGAAACAGTTGCAGGTGAGAAAATATTTTCAAGCACTTTAAGAGTAGGAGATGCAACAGAAGGTATTAGATTATTAAATATTTCATCAAATATAGCAGGAATATATGGAGTTGATACAGGTGGTTCGGCTTGGAACTCTATTCATATTAAAGCAGATGGTGAAGATGGGTTATTTATAGAAAAAGATACTAATAAGGTAGGTATAGGTACTACTAGCCCTGGTTCAACACTACATATTTCAGATGCAAGTAGTAGTGGAGTAACTTCTCTTAGTCTTAATAACAGAGTAAAAGTAAGAGGGGATGGAGTAGTATATTGGGGTTCTGGTGCTGCTCATGGTACTTTAAGTTGGGATAGTGGTAAAGCATTAATAAATTCTCAAGGAACAAATGATTTACAAATATCAGCAGGTGGTAATCATACAGACCATATTTATATTGATGGAGGTGGAAGCACTAATGATGGGTGTGTAGGTATAGGTACTAATAGTCCTGATGAGAAATTACACGTTGTAGGAGATTTAAAAGTAGTAGGTAATATATCAAGTGTAAGTGGAGGAGCATCTATTGGTGATAGTGCTGCTGATACATTTAGAACTACAGGGCATACATATTTAGCTACTGTAGGTAATAATGTAGGTATAGGCAACACAAGTCCTAACCATTTATTACACGTTGGAGATGATGTTACTGCTACATTTGGGACTGCTCCTGATAAAGCAATACAATTATCAAGTTCTACAAATGACCACGAAATAGCATATATATTGTATGCAGGTGAGGGTACAAATAACATTAGAAGTAAATACTATGTAGATGATGCTACTAAGTATGTAGGTTGGGATTCTACTCATAGCACAGGGTGGCTTGGTTATGAATGGAAGATTGCAGGTACTCAGAAAATGGTTTTAAATACTTCAGGTAATTTAGGTATAGGTACTGCAAGTCCTTCAGTAAAATTGCACGTTGATTCAGGCACATCAGATACAGTAGCAATATTTAAAAGTTCAGACAGTACAGCAAGAATACAAATACAAGATGATGATACTACTAATCATATAGTATCAAATAACTCAACTTTATCATTAGGTGCTAATAACACAACACACGCAGGAAATTTAAATATAGACTCTAATGGTAGAGTAGGTGTAGGTGTTACTGACCCTGATTCAAAAGTAGAAATTATTGGAGAAGGCGATAGTAGTAGTACAAAATCATTAGAGATTAAAGATAGTGGTGGAACTAATTTATTTTATGTAAGAGATGATGGTGTAGTAAGTGTAACTCATAATTATCTTTTTGTTCAAGCAGGAGGTATTTATTCTACTTATGCTATAAGAGCAAGAGGTGGAATTACTGATGATGGTGGTGCTTTAGGATTAGGAAGTGATGGAAGTACAAACCATTTTATTATTACAAGTGGTAATATAACTACAGGTGTATGGAATGGTACTGCAATAGCAAGTGCTTATTTAGATGCAGACACAGCACATCTTACTACTAACCAAACATTTACAGGACAAAAAACATTTAACAAAGCATTTCCACAAGTTCAATTCACAGATGATAGCAATACCGATTATGTTGAATTAGGTTTAAGTGGTGACACATATTTTCATAAAACATCAGATGCAAATATTAATTTTGGTTGGAGAGATAATAATAATAATGAATTAATGACACTTGATACAGGTGGTCAAACACTTACAATAGGAGAAGCACCACAAACTACTTATAAATTAAAAATAGGCGATAATGGTAGAATGAATATGCCTCAAAGAGGACTTGAGTTTGAAAATGCTCACGGGTATTTTAGTCCATTAGGCGATATGTTTTTACCTTTATATATTAATGTTACTCAAACAGATTTAATAAGATTTCAACCACCATTAACTTGGGAGTATTATAATTATGCTGCAAGTGCTTATGTAGATGATATGAGTAATGTTGCTAATTTACAGAATATGCTTGATGGTAGGAGAGGAACAAGTTATTCAGTTTCTAATACAAAAAGAAAATTTAGATTTGTAATAACAAGAGCAACTAGTTGGGCAGATGACCATTTATTTTATATAGAAAATACTTGGAGTTCTATTGGTTCTTGGTCATCAAGTGCTGCAGGAGGTGGAAGTTTAACACCTACTATGGTAGTAGAAAGATTAGATGGTAGTTTTGATGCAGATGATGATACTAATAATGATTGGAGTACCAATGCAGGTATTACTACTGATTGGCATACAACAGGAATTTGGAATGGTTTTGGAATGGGTATGTATTACTCAACAAGTATGCACAATACAGAAACTCATATAAGAATTACAGTAACTTTTCCTGAATATGCAGATGCAAGTAAAGAAATTAGTATTAAAAATATAGGAGCAATGTCCTCTTATTCAAGTCAAAATACTAATCAAGATGCTTTTGTTCAGGATTTTAACAGAAATTTAACAGGTAATGGTAGCATAAGTATACCAACAGGAGATAGTTATAAAATTAATGGAACAGCTGTTATAAGTGCTACTCAATTAGGCACAACTGTAGTTGCTTCATCACTTACAAGTGTAGGTACAATAGGTACAGGGGTTTGGCAAGGTACTGCTATTGCTAGTGCTTACCTTGATTCAGATACTGCTCATTTATCAGGTAATCAAACATTTACAGGAGTTAAAACTTTTGGAAATTATGTAAATATAGAAACTGCAACTGATGCTATACTAAATTTTAAAGCAACTGATGATTCTTGGTGTTATATGCAGTTTTTACAAAATGATGGCGATAGAATAGCATATATAGGAACTGATGGCGACCAAGATAGACTGATTCTTAATGCTACTGAAAATGGTGCAGATGAGATAGAAATAAATACTACAACAGTAGATATAAATGCTAATGTAAAAATTAGTGGAACTCTTGATATGGAAGATAGCAACATTACTGATGTAGGCGATATAGCATTAGATACAATCAGTTCAGATGCAGGTACATCAATAGGTGTAACATTAGGAACAGATGCAGGAGATGATTTTAATGTAGGTGGTGGTAAATTAGTTGTAGAAGGCGATACAGGTAATGTAGGTATTGGAACTGCAAGTCCTTCTGTTAAGTTAGATGTAGAAGAATCTTCAGTATCGGCTCTTATAGATATACATCAATCTGCTTCAAGTACAGGCACAGATTCAGGGATTAGATTTCAAAAAAATAGTAACTTAAAAGGTACTGTAGGCTATAATGCAGGTACTGATACAGTTAACTTAAATTATGGTGCATTTGACAATACTCATCTTAATATAGATAGTAGTGGTAATGTAGGTATAGGTACTACAAGTCCTACTGAACCATTAGAAGTATGGAGTGCTAATTCAGAAGCATATCATTATCCTATTGTAGCAAGAAACCCTTATAATAGTGAAACTAATTTAGATTTTGGTGTAGGGATTAAGTTGCAACTTGATGATGGAAGTGAAAGCAAATGGGCAGGTATGATTTATGAAGCAGATTCTGCTTATGGTAATTCAGGAGATTTAGCATTTTATATAGATGGTGCTACTAATACTTCTCCAAGAATGAAATTACAACACGAAGGCGATTTAAATGTAACTCACACAGGTTGGCGAGGAATAGTTATAAATAATGGTTCTAATACTAATGGCTCACATTTAGAATTAAAAAATACAGAAAGAAGATTTCAAGTAGCAGTAAGAAGTAATGGATTTGATATTAGAGATGTAACTGCAAGTGATACATCAAGATTAAGTATAAGTAGTGGTGGAACTTTTAATTTTAACAACAATAATATTATTAATATGGGTGATGTTGAAGTTGATAAAGTATTAGGAGCTGAAGCTAATAATGTATTTACAACATACACTACAGGAGGTATTGCAAGTGAAGCAGAAAGTGGAGATACAATAGCTTTTAATTCAGTACAAAACAATGTTGATTTTCAAGTAGATGGAGAAAATACTGTTAACTTATTTTATGTTGATGCTTCTGCTGATAAAGTAGGT